TGGGATGACACATGTACGTTGGTACGTACCACGTGACATACTGTCGGACCGGTTCTGCCATAGTCCAGCTCGCGCTGAACGTGTAGTGGCACCGGCCACGCCGAGGCGGCGCGACAAGTCCTTAGATGCGCTCAAAGAAATTTGGGCGCGTTTTCGAGCGTCAATCATCTACAGCGTGCCCCACGCCTCCAGCGGCTTCGATTTCTCAAAGCCGCTGCAGCGGAAGGCAGCCATGGCGATTGACAGATACCGCCTATCCCTCCTCAGGTCGTGGACCTGGGGGGGAATAGGTGAGGTTCAGGAAAGGGTGAAGTTCCTCGCACATTGGTGTAGGTCAACATCCCTCGGGGTTCGTGAAAAGCCCCCCCGGCACTGTCCATTTGCGGGCAGTGTCCGGAGGGTCCTATCCGACCCGGAGAGGATGTTCTTGGTCTCCACCATGGGCCGGGCTCTTCCCGAAGGCCGGGAGGTCCGCAAGTCTCTTTTGAAGCATGCGGAGGTCCTGACCTCGCAACATCATCCAGTCCCCGCCATGATGTTGGATGCAATTGAGGCGTTTTCCCGCCGTCTTGCTTCCAATCTATCGTGTCCGGGGACCTCCACCGCTCGCCCAATGCCGTCAGCTTCACTGCGGCATTCGCGCAAGGATGGAGGGGCCGTGGCAGATCTGAGGGAGAATCCCTCAGCCCGCCTGGCCTGGACTCGTTTGCCCCCTCGCCCTGATTGCCCTCCTCCCAAACCGGGGATGACCTCGTTGGCTGCCACTATGGTGTGGCGTTCGGTGGGCCTGTGCCCACAGCCATCGAGGCCGATCCCGCAGGTGCGGGCGGCAGCGATCAAGGAGAGGGGAGGGAAGGTCCGAGTGGTTACTGCGGCTCCTGCCGAGCTTACCGTCCGCGGCCACGTCCTTCGGGACGTGTTCTGGCCGGTGCTCGACATGCTGCCTGGCAGCTGCCACCGAGGGGAGGACCATGAGCGGTCCTCCGCCTCTGCCCTGGTCCGCCGGGCCAAGAAGGGGGATGTTGTCGTGTCAACGGATTTATCCGCTGCCACGGACTATGCCCCATTCTCGGTTGCCCTTTCGGTTTGGAAGGGCCTCCTCGGCGGTCTTCAGGACAGAGGCGACCTCAATGAGATCCAGCGTCAGTCGGGTGTTCGCGAGATTGGGACCCTGATGGGTCCCCACCTCGTGAAGTACCCGTGGGGGGTCCAGG